CAAACCGTATATCACGGCCGAAGGAGACACCTTTGATGCTTTGGCTCTTGATATGTACGGTGACGAGACATTCGCATCAAGGATAATCGAGTTCAATCCCGACTATTCCGATGTGATCGTCTTGAGCGCAAATATCAGCTTGAAGCTTCCGGTGTTCGATGAAGACGAAAGCGGAGCATCAGACACACTTCCTCCGTGGAGGTGACACATGAAAATAATCTACAACAATGTGGACATATACAAAGACATCAGCCTCAACTATGCAGTGCATGAGATGCACGCAGAGAATGAGGCTGATAGCCTTGTATTACGCTTTAACGATTCAAAAGGCTTGTGGAGCAAGTGGAATCCCAAAACAGGCGATACGATCGCTCTAGAGCAGAAGAAATCGGTCACAGGCAAGATGTTCATCCATGAACTCACCGCTCGGAACGGCATCTATACGATCAGGGCGATGTCAATGCCTATGACCATGAAAGACAGACGCTCGGCATCATGGCAGAGAGTCACCCTTGAGCAGATCGCGCGAGAGATAGCGACAAGGCACGGCCTTACGCTCAAGACTTTCGGCATTCAGAATCAGATATATAGCAATCTGACTCAGACAAACGAGTCCGATGCATTCTTTCTGAGCACTCTGTGCAGGCTTGAAGGCTATCAGATGATAGTCTTTGACGGAAGTATCATCATCTACGATGAAGCAGAGCGAGAAAAGACCATTGCCGGTGATACGGTCGAGATCGGTGCATCAAGCGAGTACACCTGCGAAGACCGCTCAAGTGAAGCCTATGGCACATCAAAGGTCTATGCAGGCACATACCAAGGTCAGTTTTCTTCCGGCAGCGGAAAAAGAACCTTGGAAACGCTTCTCAAAGCCAACAGTAACACCGAAGCGACACGCTTTGCAAAGGGACTCCTGCGAAACGCAAACAAGGCGTTAAAGACAGGATGTGTGCTTCTTGATTTCACCGAAAAGTATGCACCGGCATCAGTCATTGAGATCATTGCAAAGAAGGCAGTGCAGTGGACAGGAAAGAGCTTCGTGACAAAGGTCCGTCAGGACTATGTACAGAACACCACAAGGCTTTATTTCCGAGGTATTTACTTGGAGGGCTATTGATATATGGCTACTATCAAACAAGGCTCAATAACATCCCTTACGGAGTCCGGGAACAAGAACATAAAAGCAAGCATCAGCGATATAAAAGGTCAGGTGTCCATAGACACGGTTATTCCGGAGCGACTTCGAACAAAGAACATCCTCAAGGTCGGAACAGGAGTGGCGTATGTGGTATTTGATGACAATACCTCACTGCTCCTGGGCAGGCTTGATGGCATAGAAAGCGCACCGACGTGACAGACAAGGAGGAATCATGGCTACAATCGCAAAGTGGCGAAAGAAAAAGTGGTTTGTCACAGAAAAACAGATCAAGGACTTCAAAAACCTTGCATACACCTATGAGCAGAACGCTCAGAACAACAGCTCAACAGAGGGCAAAGGGCTGACAAATGAAAAAGGTCTCAAGCTGTTTGAAATGAGCTTCAACACAACTCTCCTGATCTCTACAGGCGTAAGCGTCAGAAAAGAGATCGAGAGTTGGAAGGAAGAAGTCTCAAAGGTTGGTGTATTCTACCTCAACGGCAAGCCTATCATCAAGACCAAGCTGAGACTCAATAAGGTCAGCGTCAGTGAGACCGTAATTGACAATAAAGGCAGAATGGTCTCTGCAACGATTCAGTTTAACTTTATCGAGTATGAGCCTCAGAAGCCCGATGTTGACACGAGCACGAGTGCCAAGGGTGTAAAAGCATCCTCTTCGGACAAAAAAGAACTCGGATCGGGCAGTTCCGCAAAGAATGCGACAACAACAGGCGTGAAAAAAGGCACTTATATCTATCCTACAGTGAGCGTTGACCTTGACGGAAACAAGCTTGACACGAGCTACCCCATGGAAGTGGTGCAGAACAGCAACGGATACATTACATTCCTTGACCGAGAAGGTCAGAGAAGAACCGTCACGGCCAACCAAGTCACATTTGCACCCACATAAGGAGGTCCGTATGAAAAAAACAGGAAACGGTCTCCCTGAGACATGTGTTGACAATCTTGTCAGGATAAGGCGAGGCGAGGTCGCTTACGAGCGAGTAAAAGGAATCGATGTCTCGCTTATCGATCAGCCGACCTCAGAGATCCTTGAGGACGCATCATCGGATGCGGAAAGACAGATCGAGATCTTTGAGCCTCGTGTCGTTGTTGACAGCATTGAATGCACCGGAGAGGAATCTGCCGGAGGAAACTTCAACTACGACATAAGCATTCACAGAAAGGAGACCTCTGATGTCGAGTAGCACTGATTTTGTCGATACCAATGCGGCAAATATTTTGAACACAATCCTAACAATTCTCGAAAACGGATGCGGAGAACCGCTTTTCCCCGGTGATGAACGAAGAATCTTCGGTGAAGCTGCTCTCGCACCTGTTTTCGTCACATTCTTCAATGCAGTGAACGATGGATGCAGGCAGCGGCTTTTGCGATATGCAAGAGGCGAGGTGCTTGATGCACTCGGAGAAAACAATCATTGTGAAAGAAAGCCTGCAACAAAAGCAGAAACAACACTCCGTTTCAGTATAGCGGCCGCTCTTGGGTACAACGTGTTTATTCCTGCAGGTCTCAGAGTGACCGGTGAAGGCCTCTATTTCGAGTCTGCGGAAGCAACAGTCATCCAAGCAGGTGACACCTATGCAGATGTGACCGGTGTTGCAATAACCGGTGGATCTGAATACAACGGAATCGACCAGGGTGGCATCACAGAGATCGTTGATCTCTCTCTCGCTCCACAGCTGTCGGCCGTGACCAACACAACCGAGACATCAGGCGGAACCGATGCCGAGTCCGACAATGCATACCGAAACAGAATAAGACTCTCAGGCAATGCGATAAGCACTGCAGGTCCCGAAGCAGCATATCGATATTATGCAATTTCAGCGGATCCCGACAATATAGCCGATGCCATTGTCGAGCGCAACACTTACACAGTGATGAAGACATTGGATCCCAACTACATTGCATTCGCTCAGCCGGGAGATCCGAGTTACTTCTGCTACCTGGGCGGTGATTTCTATGATGTTGATACATTGGTTGTTTGCGAGAGCGGAACCACAACACCGGCAGTCCTCGGAACAGACTACTCAGTCGATTACACGGACGGTCTTCTGACCATCGCAGAGCTTCCGGGAGGTGCGATTGAAAACAAGAGCCTTGATGTCAGCATCGTTCATCTCGGAGCAGGCACGGTCAGGATCACTCCTGTCAGATATGACGGAACAGTTCCGGACCAAACACTCCTTGACAAAGTGTTCGCTGCTTGCACGGATCCGCAGATCAAGCCTTTGACAGATCAGGTCATTGTACAGGCTCCCACAACGCAGAGCTTCGACATCGAGCTCACCTACTACACAACCGCAACAGACGAATCGGCATGTATCACCACAGTCGAAGGAACAGGCGGTGCAATCGATCAGTATATCGAGTGGCAACAGGGAGGCCTCAATCGTGACATCAATCCCGATATGCTCAGCAAACTCATTCTTGCACCCGAAGGTGACGGAGCAGTCGGAGCAACAAGAGTGGTTATCACCAAGCCTGTATATACAGACCTTGGTCCGACTGTTCTTGCACAGTTCAGCGGTTCAAAGACTGTAACGCATGTGGTCAAGGAAGGAGTGAACTGATATGGAAATGAAGATCGAAGATCCTAAAACCATTAAGTTGATACCCCATTTCATGCGTGTGGACTCAGCCGATCAGGCCATCGCTCAAGCAATCGATACACTCATTAAGGTTCCGGGAGCAAAGGTCAAGACCTTGCGCGTGTGGGATCAGATCGACAACCTTGACGAAGGCATGCTTGACGAACTTGCCTGGGAACTTGATGTCGATTGGTACGAAGACACGATGCCCATAGAAGTCAAGCGCGAGACCATCAAGACTGCACAGCTCATTAAAGAGCACAGAGGCACAAAATGGGCCGTGGAACAGGTTGCAATCAACTCGTTTGGCGATGCAACCGTCCTTGAGTGGTACGAGTACGGAGGCAAGCCTTTCCACTTCAAGGTCAGTACAAGCTATCCGCTTGACACTCAGGCACTTATCGACAAGTTCAGAAAGCAGATCAACTACGCAAAACGCGCAAGCACCGTGCTTGAAGAGGTCGAGTTCTATTACAACGGTACATTAAACACATACATGTTCGCAGGCGTGTTGGGTACGAGCGTTATCTACTCAGCAACAGCGACATAAAAAGGAGGCGGAATAATGGCATTATTATGGGATGCATCGTTGACTGATGTTGGTGTCAGCATGATTTCTCAGTGGGCTCAGGGAGCAGGTGACAAGCTCACCATTACCGGTGCAGTCATCGGTGAAGGCGTTGTCGCTGCAACTCAGCTCCACACACTCACTCAGCTGACCGATCAGAAGTCAACAATATCAATCCAAGGCTCTGAGCTCGTGGCAAACGGAGTCAAGCTTAAGCTTAGAAAGACCTCTCAAGGCATCACAACAAGCTTCATACTCAATCAGATCGGTATTTATGCCAAACTTGACACATCAGGCGGCACACCGATCATCGCTGATTCGCTTATCGCAGTCTATCAGCAGGACACCGGTATCCTTGTCCCGACAGAAGCAGATTCGCCTGATTTCGTGTTCACGTTCTATGGCACGGTACAGACCAATTACTCCGGAGACCTGACCATCAATGTGGACACATCCGCATTAGCCTCCCAGGACGATCTTGATGCACTCACGCTTGTTGGCCTCAGTGATGTCGATGCTCAAACACCCGCCGACAGACAGATAATCATATACAATGGCGTAGCTTCAAAATGGGAAAGCGAAGATTATCCATTTTCGGTCGTAAACGGAGCCGTTAATATTACATACAACGAATAAAGGAGGAAAAAATGGCACAAGTAACCAAACCTATCCTACTCGACGAGACCGGCAAGGAGATCGTCGCAAAGCTCCACACACAAAACATTCTCTTGCAGTCCATCGCTCAGGCGGGACAGCTCGAACCGTGGACATCGTTTGAGGAGATCCGCGCAATCGTCCGCAGCGGAAACGCATCGAATGTGTTTGCATACGGAGATCAGATCAACGTGGAGTACACCGCAACAGATGGAACCAAGTACACCATGCCGTTCGACGTTGTGCATTTTGACACCGTAACACTCGCAGATGGTACTACAAAGCCCGGCATGTTTTTACAGAGTCACTACGCATCACTCGAAGGCGTACAGTTTGACGCACCCGAACCCGATAACACGCTCGGCAGCGGCGGTGTGAAAGATAACAACGTGGCAAGCTATGGCTATAACAGATGGTCAGAGAGCGGAATCAGAGCATGGCTCAACAGTGATCAAGCAAAAGGCAATTGGTTTGGTGCTTATTTCGAACGCGGCGGCTCTCAGGTCGCAAGACGCGCGGCAGATATAGCACCCGATCAGCACGCAACCGTCAACGGATTCCTTAAAGGTCTTGACCCTGATTTCGTTGCAATCCTCGGAGAGATTCAGGTCGAGACATCCTGCAACACCATCACCGATAGCGGTGTGACAGATACGACTTATGACAAGATCTTTCTCCCGTCTCTTGAACAGATTTACTGCACACCCGAAGCTGCTGGTGTTGAAGGTGACTATTGGGAGTATTGGAAAGAAAGACTCGGACTCACAAGTCCCGCGTCCTATTATCCGACAACATACCCTAATTACATCACATACGCACTCGAGAACCATTCGAGCGCGCAGGATGTGCGCTTGCGGTCGGCGTATCGTGGCTACTCGTACCATACGTGGTACGTCTACTCGGGCGGCTACGTCGGCAGCGACTACGCGAGCTACGCGCTACGCTGCACTCCGGCTTGTGTAATCGTGTAATCGGGTAATCGCCGCGCACACCTGCGCGGCAGTAAGTAAAACTTGAAGCAACAAAAATCTTTAGAAAGGAGACGGGCACATGTCAGTTAATGCCGGAGACCGGATCAACGGCAAATTCGAAGTGATCACGAAGAGCCGAAAACTCGCATCGTACACCATTCGGATCTGCTGCAATGAGCATTGGTTTCCGCAGCAGTTTAGGAACGCGATAACTGACAGGATCGTAAACATCGCAACGGATATATTCGTCAAGTGTTGGACGGCAAATAACATCAGAATTGATGATGATCTGGGCAAAGCACAAAGACGCAGCAGTCTCCAGCTTGAAGCCCATGACAGTTGCAATGAACTGCTTGCACTCATACAGATTGCCCAAGAAGTATTCCATCTGAGAACAAATCGGATGAAATATTGGGGCAATCTGATCATTGAGGCAAGAGGGCTCATTAAGTCATGGCACGAGAAAGATAGGAAGAGGCAAGACCTCTGACTATAAGGGTGTAGGTTAAACGCAGAATGTGCGCTTGCGGTCGGCGAATCGTGGCAACTCGTACAATACGTGGAACGTCAACTCGGGCGGCAACGTCAACAACAACAACGCGAACAACGCGCAACGCTGCACTCCGGATTGTGATGCTCCTCGATAAACGTGCCCTCACATAGTGAAGGAAAGCGGGGAAGAAACACACAAGGAACCGAACCCCTTGCCGAAAGGCGAACAATACTGCGACGATGCCGAGACCTCACATGAGACCGAAGCTGTAAACGCCGCAGATCAATTTGAGGATGTGATCGACTTCGAGCATTTGTACGCCTCAATGCAGAAATGCAGAGTCGGTGTACTTTGGAAGGATTCGGTCGCATCCTTTTACATGCACGGAATCGAAAGAGTCATCCGGCTAGAACGTGATCTGAAAAACGGAACGTACAAAGCAAAGCCGCCAAAGTCGTTCATGATATATCTCCCAAAGAAACGGAACATAGTGAGTATCTGTTTCCGGGACAGAGTATATCAAAGAGCGCTTAACGACTACGCGATATATCCGGCAATGACAAAGAGCTTTATCTATGACAATTGGGCTTGTCAGAAAGGCAAAGGCACAGACGCTGCGAGAGACCGCCTAAAAGAGTTCATGCACAGATATTACAGAAAGCATGGCGCGGAAGGCTATTTCTTAAAGATTGACATCAAAGGCTATTATCCCAACATGTCCCACAAGGCAGTTGAAGGCTTATTCAAAGAAAAGCTTCGCCCGGATGTCTACAAGCGCACCGTCAGGATCCTCCGTGAGCAGTACAGCGGGGATAAAGGTTACAACCCCGGCAGTCAGCTCATACAGATCGCAGGAATATCACTCCTTGACCGTACAGATCATTTCATCAAAGAGCGGTTACGGATCAAGTATTATCTGCGATATATGGACGATTTCGTACTGATCCATCAGGACAGAGACTTCTTGGCGAAAAGCCTCTGCCAGATAGAGCGCGAGCTTGCAAAGGTCGGATGTACGATCAATACACAAAAGACAACCATTACAACCCTAAAAGCAGGAATATCATTTCTCGGTTTCCGCTACAGACTCACCGACACCGGCAAGGTTCTGATGCTTATCAGCTCCGACAACATCAGACTTGAACGCAGACGACTTCGCCACATGGCAAGAAAAGTCAGACGCGGAGACAGCACCAAAGAAAAAGCCGATGAAATGTATTCGGCATGGAAGGCACACGCCTCAAAAGGCAACACGTACAAGGTCATGCAACGCATGGAAAGATATTACAACAACTTATGGAGGTGACAACATGGCAATAATGACAAGAGTCGGCAAACGCAGCCTCAAAGAGCTTTCCGACGAGGAAAATGCAAAGGCATCAGTTGAGCAGAACAAAGCAAAGATTGACTATATCGCAATGATGTGCGACGTGGAATTTCTTGAAGAAGAGGAGGAAAACGACTATGAGGAGTAAGAAATACTATCTTGTTAAAGACTACTATGACAGAGGGCTTTGGACAAAGCCGATGGTCAGAAACGCAGTGGTCAAGCATTGGATCACGGCCGAGGAATACGAGATGATCACCGGGGAGCCGTATGCAACCTGATCTCATTGAGGTAGTTGACGGACTGTGCCAAATAATTGAAGAACAGAACACACTTATAAGCAGGCTCTTTGAGTTATTGGCACAGCACATCGACTCCTCCGAGATGGAAGAAATAAAGGAACAGGCGAGGCGATAACACCCAAAACACCATATTACAATCACGGAGGCGGCAAATGGAACAAACCATTACGTTTACATTAGGGGATTTGTACGGATTTATCTTGGGAGTTTGCGGACTAATCACAGCGGTTGCGGCAGCGGTTGCTATTGTGGCCAAGCTGATACAGAAGTGGCGATTACCGAACAAAAAGCAGAATGAACGGCTTGAAGAGCACGAAAAGCGACTTAAGGAGGTCGAAGCAAGGCTTGACGAAGGAAACCGTCAGTTTAAGGCGGACAACGAACGCACCTCCGAACTTGAAGAGGATCTGCGGGCAACCACACGGATGATAATCGAGGCTCTGCAGGCGCTTATGGCTCACGCTCTTGACGGAAACAACACCGACGAGTTGAGTGTGGTCAAGAAACAGATCGATAACTTTTTAATAAAGAAGATTTAACGCACCCATCCTTGTGTGGGCTGCGCTGAGATTGAGCTCGGTATGTGCCGGGCTCTTTTGTATGAAAGCAGGTGATTTTGTGAAAAAATTTGATTTTAAGAGCACAATAACAATCATGGTTGTAGGAGCACTTGTCCTGGGAATCCTGGTCATCATTGCCGGCATCCCGATCGGCTACATCGATGCAGAGACAGCAAAAACTGTCATCACAAGCCTTTCCGAAAACTTTGATCGAATCTTGATGATGATCATCACATTCTATTTCGCCAAAAAGGCAGCGGAAAGCAAGAAAGAGAGTGACACATGATAACTATCAAAGAATTTCTCGCATACATGCGAAGCAAGTACCTGAATCATTGCGCGTACCTTTGGGGAGCTTCCGGGCAGATTGTCGGAAAAACAACACCTGACGAAATCATCAAACTTGAAAGCACGAGCAACAAGCCTAAGATAAACGCTCGGCGCGTGCTTGCCTTTGTCGGCAAAATGGTCGAATACGGCTATAATCTTGGCCTTGCACAGTTTTTCGATTGTTCAGGCTACATTATTGACGGTCTCACGCACTTCAAGCTTTTTTACGGAGACACAACCGCAGATGGACTCTTTAACCTGGGGACATCCATAGGACTGAACAACGCAAAGCCCGGTGATCTTGTCTTCAAAGGATCCGATACAAAAAAAGATCATGTCGGTGTATATGCCGGTAATGGTCTCTGCTATGAGTGCAAAGGACGTGATGATGGTGTTGTTATGTCCAATCTTTCCGATTGGAAGTATGCAGCGCACTACACATGGTTTGACAACCTTAAGCTTAGCCGAAAGCTTAAGGTAACAAACGACTCAAAAGACTCCATGCAAGGTCCGGATGTTGTAAATGTTCAAAAGGCACTCTGCTCCCACGGATTCCCTTGCAAAGTCACAGGTACATTCACAACCAATACCAAAGATGCGGTCACTAAATTCCAAAAGACAGCCAACCTCTCTGTCGTTTCTTATGGCGTAGTTGCAAAGAAAACGGCCGAAGCACTCGGCATCCAATGGACAAAATAAACCAAAAATGGGAGGATTACATGAAAATTTGTAATTTTACGCAAGCCGAGCTTGATACGTTCCGGCATGAGTGTAATTTTACGGACCTTGAAAGTCGGTGTTTTGAGTTGAAAGCAAAAGACTGCACCGATGTGCAACTCGCTCTCAAGTTGAGCATATCTGAGTCAACCGCTGCCGTGACCATGCGACGGATCCGAGCAAAGATTACAACAGTCTTGGAAAAGAATGCACGCAAAGAGGAAGACATTCCTGCATGCGGATGCGGTCGCTCCTGCTTCGGCATCGTCTCTCACACGATGGCAGAATGGGCAAGGATTCCCGATTTTTTGAGTAAAAAGGGAACAATCTATGTATATGCCGACTACAGAACCGACAACGAGATCAGCGTGCCTCGTCTTAAAATCGGAGATGGCATCCATTCAATTTCCGAGATCCCTTTCGCAACGATGGCCATTACCGATGAAGACATTGAGTTTTGGGACAACAAACCCGACAACGAAGGCAATGACCTCGGTGCATGCATAATCATTGACGAATACTTTTCAGGGGAAGACAAATTCACGTTTCCGTGCGATGGTTATCTGACACTTGAGTTCAAAAAGGTCGAGGTCTTTGATGCATTGACTAAAAAGAAGATTCCGACACCCGAAACACCGGAGCATGTTGAGGTAAAAATTTACGGAGCAAAGGGCAACTCGTTCTTCACGTTCAGTAAGTCCACACAAACAGACTATCAGAGCAAAGAGGTGTTTGTCCGTAAAGGCATGCGGTGCGCTTTCGTAGAAGCGACAGCAAACGCTATGGTCAAGTTTATTCCACTTGTTTAACACACAATAAGGAGCGCAAATGGGAAACAGATCAAAAGGAATAACGCATGAAATATTGTTAAAAAACACAATTTGTCCTGCATGCAAAAAGAAAGCATACTTACGCAGATGCTTAATCATGCGACACATGAAAGGATGGAGCTGCACAAGGTGTAAAACTTGGTGGACAGATGGTTCGTTTTGATTCACTACAAATATCCTACAAAAATCACACAGAAATCACGAAAGAAGCCCGCAGGTCGGGCTTCTTTTTTTATGTCAAAATATACTCACAACGAAGGGAGAGAACTATGTGGAAAGAGTACAACCCTAATCCATTAGGCAAACGAGTTGGCGATTGCGTGATCCGCGCGATCAGCGCAGCGGAAAACCTGTCATGGTTCGACGCTTACGATGTGCTTACACATTATGGCCGTTTGCTCGGCAATCTCCCTAATGCAAACGATGTATGGGGCGCTTTCCTGCGCGATAATGGCTACACACGCCACATAATCCCGGACACATGTCCTGATTGCTACACGTTTGCAGCGTTTTGCCGAGATCATCCCAAGGGCATTTATGTCCTTGGGACCGGCACACATACCGCAACTGTCAAATTTGGCGATCTGTATGACGCTTGGGACTCCTCTGCAGAAGTCCCGACATTTTATTGGGAGGCTCACAATGAATTGTAATCCTTATTTGAACTACAATGTTCAGCCACAAAACTACCAGGGAAGCTTTATCCCAAACCAATCCCCAATTTACCCCAACTCTATCCCAAATTACCCCAACTCTATCCCAAATCAGACGCAGGTGTCACAATGCGGCTTTATCGGTGTGCAGAACGAGCAGGAGGCACGGCTTTACCCCGTGGGACCCGGTAACAGCATCACCTTTAGGGATGAATCAGCTCCTTATATCTACACGAAGACAATGGGCAATTCTCCGCTTGATCGTCCGACCTTCGAAAAGTTCAAGCTTGTCCGTGAGGAAGAGTCAGCACCGAAGACCGAGCAGATAAAGGAAACGATCGACCTGTCCGGATATGCTCTGAAAACAGACCTATCAAGGTACGCTCTTTCGGAAGACATCAAAGCACTCAAGGACGAGATAAAAGAGGCAATAGCCGAAATTGCTCTCTTAAAGGGGAAAAAACAAGAAGAAAGTCTTGAGAGAAGCGGAGGTAGACGATGATTGATCTTAACAGTTTGATGTCTGCACTCGGACAGCTTAAACAGAATCCCCGGCAAATGCTTGCACAGAGATTCAACCTTCCGGAGAACATCGGCAATGATCCGAGCGAGATTCTTCAACATCTGCTCAATTCAGGGCAGGTATCGCAGGCACAGGTAAATCAGGCCATGCAGATGAGAAAGATGTTCGGAAGATAAAGACAATCTTTAGAAAGTAAAAGCTCGCGGCTTTACTATACCGATCACCGGCGCGACGGTGACCGCTAACCTTAATCAATTAAAGGAGGAAAAAACAATGGCACTTGATGAATCAAGCAAAGGCGGCGGCAATGGCTTTTTCATGCCCGTAGCACCCGCTTACGGCGGAGGAAACGGATCTTTCGGAGGCAATGCCTTTGGAGGCGATTGGGCTTGGATCATTTTGCTCCTTCTTCTCGGATGGGGCAATAATGGCGGCGGCTTCGGCAATAATTCCGGAGGATATGGTGGCAACAGCTTCTATCCTTGGATGAATCAGGCAAACCTGACAACCGAAGGCTTCCAGAACCAGCTCATGAATGACAACATCACATCGATCCGTGATGGAGTCAACTCTCTCTCGACACAGCTTTGCAATTGCTGCTCCGACACTCAGATGTCGATCGCAAATCTCGGCTCAAGCATCGAGCAGGGAGCAAACGCAAGGCAGATTGCAAACATGCAGCAGGCTTTTGCAGCTCAGACTGCTATGGCACAGGGCTTTAACGGCATTCAGGCTCAGCTCGCACAGTGCTGCTGTGACAACCGTCTTGCAACCGCGCAGACTCAGAACATTGTTCAGAACGAAGGTAATGCGACGAGATTTGCGGATGCAACCAACACAAGAGACATCATCGAGTCTCAGACAAACAGCACAAGGGCAATTCTTGACAAGCTCTGTCAGCTCGAACTCGATAACTATAAGGCACAGCTTGAGGCGAAGAACGACACGATTGCACAGCTCAGATCCGATGTGCTTTATGCACGCGGACAGGCTTCGCAGGACGTTCAGACAGCTCGCATCCTTGCCGGACAGACAGCCGAGGTCGATGCTCTCTATAACCGCTTAAACGAGTGTCCTGTCGGGACAACTCCCGTCTACGGACGCACCCCGATCTTTACATGCAACAACAACAATGGTTGTGGCTGCGGATGCGGTGGCTTTTAAGGAGGTGCTGACATGGCAGAGTTTACCAAGAATGAGATTCAGACCGTGAATCCCAATCAGCCCGTTACACTCAATACATCTATTGGGTGTAACAAGGGATATGTATATCACCGCAATGGCAGCGGGATTGTAACTCTCCGGGGCATCGTCAACAACAATTGCGGATGTTTCGCAAGGTATCAGGTGACCTTCAACGGAAACATAGCGATTCCGGACGGAGGAACAGTAGGACCTATTAGCGTGGCACTTGCCTTGGACGGTGAGCCCATCCTTACATCGAGGGCAATCGTTACACCGGCAGCGACCGCTGACGATCCACCTACTCAGAACAACTTTTCAAACGTGACAAGCACAGCGATCATCGATGTCCCGAAGGGATGCTGCCTTAACATAAGCGTTGAAAACACTTCTGAAAGCGCAACACCTGCAACAACACCCGCACCCGCGATCCTGGTACAGAACGCAAATCTTACCGTTTCGCGCATTGCATGAAAGGAGAAGACCATGGAGAGATACAGAGAACTCAAAGAAATGCTCCACGCAGAGCTTGAGCGTATCCAGGGCAAAGGAGAGCTTAACATGCAGATCCTTGATCAGGCAGACAAGATCGCTCACACGCTCAAAGACATCGTGACAGTTGAAGCGATGGAGGATGCAGGAGGCTACTCCGAGCACTACCCGATGTATTACAGAGGCGGTGCTTATGATGACAGAGGCCGTGGCTCAAGAGCATACCGTGATGGTATGGGACGCTACGCCAATGACAGCATGGAGTCCTACAGGAACAGATGACAAACAAGGCACACTCTGAAAAGGGTGTGCCGTTTGAGGTGCTTATGAATAATTGTGTACGCGAAAACCTATTAGTCGCAGCAGAAGCCTGCTTCGAACAGAATCCTTGCCCAAGGATTGAAAAGTGGTGTGATGAACTCAAATCACCGACCAAGGAAGAACCTACTTGTGCAGATCCTCGTCAACCGCTCTCACCAATAACTTAAGGAGATAGGTCAATGTTTTTTATTCAGTCAAAACAGCAAAATAAAATCCAAAATGGTGCAACATTTGGTGCAACACCAAACTCAAAAATGCCCTTGGTGCAACATTGGTGCAACACAAAAAACACCACAAAACACAACAAAATATCACAAAACAAAAATAGCGGAAAGCCTTTATTTTTAAGACTTTCCGCTATTTATGCGGAGTAAGAGACTTGAACTCTCACGTCTGTTGACACATGATCCTTAGTCAAAAACCATACTTTTCTGAAAGCCTTGATTTTTCAGCGTTTGCAAGGACTTTTTTCTGTT